ACCTACTCCAACGTAATGCACGATAAGTTCTCGGCTCGTGTAGACCGCAGCAACACGATCCAGCAGGCCAAGTGGACAGCGGAAGCCTTGATCACCGGAATGGAACTCGGCGTGGCTGCGCACAGCATGTTGATCGACATCGAGAGCAGCATCTACGACATGCGCTTCCAGGCCAACATGATGCAGGCTGACGCGCAGCTTGAGATGGCGAAGGCCGCTGTTGCGCTCTACAACGCCAACGTGTCGATCTACGCAGCAGAGGCGGAAGTCTACAACGGCGAACTCGCCAAGCTCTCTGCCGACGTGGAGAAGTACAAGAGCGAGATGGCACTGGAAGAACTCAAGGGCCGGGTTAACACATCCCGCTCCGAAGCCTTCTCTGCCGAGGAACGCAGCAAGGGTGTGCAGGCCGCGCTCTACGACGCCAAGATCAAGGTACAGGCTGCAAAGGTCAGTGCTTACGCCGCGAGTCTGCGCGCACTGGCTGGGCAAGTCATGCAACAGGAAGCCGTGGTAGAAAACTACAAGGCCAGCGTTATCGAGTGGGAAGCCGACCTGAAGAACATCGCTGCTAACTACGACCTGTACTCTGCAAAGACTAAGGGCATCGTGGCGCAGATGCGCGGCGAAGCGGCCAAGCAGAGCGTGACCGTGGCGGATAATCGAGGTGTTGAAGCGAAGGCTCAGATTGAAGCTGCACGAGTGAGTGTCAAGGCAGCGAGGATTAAGGCTGAGCTGGCCGGCAAGACCGCTGAACACACGCACGTCATCGAGCAGAACAGTGCTATCAGCGCCGGTTATAACGTCGCGGCTGCGAACTACTCAGCTCAGGTGGCGCAGTGGTCTGTCGGGTATAAGCAGCGCGCGTCTGCCTTTGAAGGCACGCAACTCTACCTAAACGCGGCACAGAATTACATGACCCGCAGCACAGAGTCCTACGCCAGAGCAGCACGCTTGACGCAGCAGGTAGGTACGCAAGTCGCTACCGCTCAGGCGCAACTGGCAGAGACTGCTGGACGTGCCGGTGCAGCCATCGAACAGGGCCGGCTGGCTGGCTTCAGGGCTTCAACTTCTGCGAGCGCAGGTGCAAGTATCGGCGGCAACCGTGGCTGGAGCTTGTCCAAATCAAGTAGCAGCTCGACCGGGTACTCATACGGTGAGAGCGTCCAAGAGAGCCTATCAAGATGAGCTTCAGCATACCCATTCCCGCCCTCTACACCAGTGTCACTGGCAGGCTCGAACTGCCTTCAGCTGGCGACTACGAACTTGACCTGCCCGAGTTCGATCTTCCGGTTATCCAGCTTGAAGTCGCTGAGCCGGTGGCGCAGCCTGATCAACCGGATTACACAACAGATACCGTGCCCGCGTTCGGCGTCATGGCTGAGAACGCGAAAGCCGCGTCCTACACAGCGGCTACGGAAGTCATTGCTTTTATAAACCCAGACATGGCGGTCACTCCGACCTACAGCACAGCGCCATTAGTTCCGTCGCTGGTCTACCAAGCTGCGACAGGCGCACCCACGCAGTACCCAGAGGCTGGTCTGATCAGCATCCCTGACAGCGCGGGTCTAGTGACGCAATTAGCACCTTCAATTAGTGTCGGCGACCGGCCAGCCATGCTGGAGATTCTGACGCGCGGCTTTATCGAGGCAGACGTTGACCTGTTCAACGCCGCAGTTCCTGTGACTGGCGCGGTAGACGCTACACCGCTGGATGACGCGCTGCCTCTGGTGTTGTCGCGCAACGATGACGCACTCGTCGCCAAGCTGACTGAAGTCATGGCAGGCTCGCCCGCACTGGACCTCCTCACACGCGAGCTGATGTACCAGCAGGCGAACGAAGTCATCACCGACAGCGAAATTGTTGCCGAGCAGCAGATCATGGGCGAGTCAGCCGCGCGTGGCTTCTCACTACCCAACGGTGCGGCGACGGCGAAGATGCTGGAGATGACGAAGAAGTCAGCATACACCCGCCTAGAAGCGGCGGAGGCGGTGCGCGACGAGACCTACAAAATCACTCGCGCTCAGGTCGACACTGCGATTGCGAAGGCGATGGCACTCGAACTCAAGCACTCGTCTGTCCAGTTGAAGTATTACGCGCAGCTGCTGGAGACACAGAAGTACAATATCAAACTGCACGTCACGCTGTTCGACTCAATCGCGGCATTGTTCAACGCCAAGGTGAAGGTACTGAATATTCAGGTGAGCGCGTACAGCGCCTACATCCGTGCCGTGTTGGAACAGTACGCCGGCCACAATGCTGAACTCGGCGCGATCAACGCCAAGGTGATGACCTTCAAAGCCGAGACGGATGCGTACTCAGCTCAGGTCTCAACGATAGAGTCTATCGCCCGGATCAACACGCTAAAGGTCGAGGACGCGCTGCTTGCGGTGAAGGAATACGAAGCCTATATCGGTGCGGTGGACAACAACATCAAGATGATCAAGCTGAACCTGGAAGCGTACCGCACTGCCGTAGGCGCGTACTCGAAGTCGATTGATACCGACGTGGCTTATGTGTCTGCCTACGCAGATTACGTCGGCGCGGAGAGCGCGAAGATTCAGGTGACGGAAGCGAACATTCAGAGCTACAGCAGCTTCTGGTCCGCAGAGCGTGCGCGAGCAGGCGCTTACGAGAACTGGGCGAATGCAGCATCCAGCGTGATCAACGCAGAGATGGCAGAGTACAAGGACTATGCCGCTGCACAACGGTCGTACATCGCCACGATGTCAGATAAGGTCAACGCTTCTGTGCGAGCGCTCAGTACCTACCTCTCCAGCATGGACACGGTGAGCAGCTACACCTCGTCATACAACAGAGCATTCGCCGCGTGGAGCGCATTCGATATGTCGGTGCAGCTTAACAACGCAGAAGTTCAGTTGACGCAGGACACCTTACGAACCAGCGCACAGGCTGATGAAACGCGGCTAGAAGCGGGAAGACTGGGCGCAACTGTTACAATTATGGCGGGCTTGGCGCAGGCGGCTTACTCAGTGATTGGCACTAGCGTTTCGATCAACGCGAACGCCAGTGCAGGCACTTCTGCCAGTGAAAACAACTCGCTGGGTTACAACGGAAGTTTGTCACGCAGCTACTCGCACTCGCGCAGCAAGTCATTATCTAGGTAAGGGGATCACTATGAGTTTCAGTAGACAGTTTGAGGCGGCGAACCAGAGCTACATGGCGAAGCAGGCTGCGGAGACCTTCAAGACGAACCAGGAGGGTGCTTGGCACGGGGCAGACATCAGCTCCCAAGCGGATTACCGGGCTAACCAGAGTGGTATTGGCTGGAAGAATGCGGATACCGAAGCCAAACGCGGAGCGGACCAAGGTGCGCTGGCGCGGAGCCAAGCGTCTCTGTACGGGTCTCAGGCCGTTGCCGGTAACCTGAACAACAGCACCAACGCGCAAGACCTTCAGCGGTCGGGGTACTCGACCGATCAGTTTATGGGGCAGCGGTACGCAGCTGGTGGGTTTGTTGACGCCGCCAAGTACGTCGGAGGAGGCGCACGCACCCTGTGGGAAGGTGGTAAAGCGCTGGCCAAGGACGTGGGGCGCTCGAATATCCCAGGTGGGGAGTCTATGGCTGGGTGGGCAAATGACGCGTCAGCACTTGTGTCCGGAGCGCGGTCTGGGTTCACCGGCGACAAGTACACGCCCAATCAATACCGCGCCAAAGAGTTTCGAGAGCTGGCTGGGTACAAGCCAACATACGCCCAAGAAGCCGGGGCGCAACCAGCCGTGCCCCGCTCAGCTCCAGCCGCAGCGATTCAGCCCCCTGCCAAGATTGCAGTCGCAGAGAAACCAGCACCGAGAGCAGAGCCGCGTGAGTCCGCCAAGAGCAACGCTGACTGGAACGCGTGGGTGGCACACGCCAATAAGCCGCAGGCGCTTTCGATGGAAGACAGGCTGCAGGCTATGGCACCCCGTATGGGCAGCATGGCGCGAGACGCTACTGCAAACATGGTCGGCGCAATGGGCGCACTGACCCAGCGGGACAAGGCCAACCAGGAAGCTGCGCACCAGGCGCTGTACGGGCCGGCGCAGATCAGACAAGCCGATGCTCAGGCGCGGTACTACGATTCTCAAGGCGCTGCGGCAAGAACCAATGCAGGCACCAACGCCGCACGCGTCGGAGTGGCCGGGAAGGCGCAACAGTACAAAGCCCTGGTGGACCAGCTGGCCACGATGAGTACCGGAGACCCAAAGAAGGACGCTGCAAACCCCATGTACCAGAAGTATTTGGCGCGGGTGCAGGGACTGGATGACGAGATGACCAAGATGTCTGAGTTCGCATTCACAGCCACTCCGGAGAACTTCGCTGAAGGCGGCATGATCGGTGCCATTGGTGCAGCCCCGCAGCAAGACCCAATGACCGCCCGCTATGGCCAGTACGTTCATGCCGCTATGCAGGCGGGGGTGCAGCCGCTGCCGATGGAGAAGTTCGTCGGTCTGCTGGCCGCGACGCAGGCGAAGATGCAGCAGGCACCAGCCGGGGCGCAGCCGGGTCAGCCGCAAGGGTATGCTGCGGGTGGGGCTATTGAGGTTGAGGGGCAGCAAGTCCTCGGGCCGGGTACCGGGAAGTCGGACTCCATCCCTGCTATCATAGACGGCAAGCGCCCTGCGGCGCTGTCGACGGGGGAATTTGTGATGCCAGTGGAAGCTGTGCAGCACTTTGGCCTGGATCGACTGACCAAGATGGTTGCCGCCGCTCGCAAGGGCCAACAAGCTAACGCGTAAACAGGTAATTTATGAACTTTGCCATAGACCCGACGAACACGGCGCAGACCGATCCGGCAAACGCCGGGTTCAAGTCCGCAGAGGACGCCAACAACGCACCGCTGCTCCAGGGGCTGGCTGGACACGTACGCAAGTGTTGGGAGGCGGCACGCACTGCCAAGTCTCCTATCCTTGAGCGGCTGCTGACCGCGCAGCGGGCACGGCGAGGTGAGTACGCTGCCAGTGTTCTGGCGGAGATTCGCAAGCTAGGCGGCTCGGAGGAGTATGGCCGGGTGGTATCCAACAAGTGCCGCATCGCCGAGGCATGGCTGCGTGACGTTTACCTTGGTCAGACAGAGCAGCCGTGGACGCTGGTGCCTACACCAAGCCCTTCGGTACCTGACACCGAGCGCGATAAGGTGCGTGCCGCCCTGTCTATGGAGTTGGCGGAAGTCTTCGCAGTAACCAGTGAGCCGCCAGCGGCGGACATCGTCGCCGCGCGCACTGCCGAGCTGGAAGACGCCGTTCAGGAACGTATCCGGGATGACTCCCGTAAGGCCGTTGAGCGGATGGAGCGGGTGATTGGCGACCAGCTGACCCAAGGCGGCTTCCACGACGCACTGGGCGAGTTCCTCAACGACTTCACGACGTTCCCCGCTGCACACTTCAAGGGGCCGATATATCGCAAGCGCACCGAAGTGCAGTGGAAGCAGGGAGCTGATGGCCAGTGGCAACCCCAGGTGGCAGAGATTGTCGCCCCGGAATTCAGCCGCATCGACCCGTTCCGCGCATACCCATCCCCAGGCTCTACCGGCCCGCAGAGCGGCTACTTTATCGAGCACATCACACTATCTCGCGGCGAGCTGTACGACCTGATCGGTGCCGAGGGGTTCAGTGAGGAGTCCATCCGTGAAGTGCTGCGGGAGAACACCAGTGGTGGACTGAGCACCTGGCTTGGGTTGACCGATGCGTCCGTTGCCGAGTCCGAGAAGTCCACCAACAACACGCAGAACCCGGATGTTGAGATTGACTGTCTGGAGTTCCACGGCCCGGTGTCTGGCAAAGACTTGATCGAATGGGGCGTTGCAGCAGAGGAAGTGACTGATGCAGACCGTGACTACGAGTCCTGCGTCTGGCTGATTGGCCGTTGGGTGATCAAGGCCCAGCTCAACTATGACCCGCTCAACCGCCGCCCGATCCGCAAGGCATCGTGGGAAGAGATTCCCGGCGAGTACTGGGGCCAGGGGCTACCCGACTCCCTAGCTGACGTGTCTGGCGTAGTGAACGCTGCGATCCGTGCTTTGGTCAACAACATGGCGATGGCCTCTGGCCCACAAGTTGCCGTGAACGTCGACCGCCTGCCCCCCGGTGAAGAACTGACAGCGATGCACCCGTGGAAGGTTTGGCAAGTTCAGGAGAGCCAGTTCGGCTCCAGCGCACCGCCCATAGACTTCTTCCAGCCGAACTCAAACATCAGCGAGATCATTGCTGTACTGGACAAGTTCTACCAGTTCGCCGACGACTGGTCTCTGATCCCACGCTACATGGGCGGCAGTGCCGGTGGCATGGGTGAGGTGGGTCGTACCGCCTCCGGGCTGTCCATGCTGTTCAGCGCGGCGAACAAGGGGTTGAAGGGTGTGGTGTCCACCATCGACGCCCGCGTCATCTCCCCGACGCTGGAGATGCAGTACACCAACAACATGCTGTACTCGGATGACCAGACCTTGAAGGGCGACGCCTCTGTCGTAGCCCGTGGCGCTGTGTCGCTGATGCAGCTGGAGACTTTGCAGCTTCGTCGTAACGAATTCCTCACCGCGACAGCCAATCCGATGGACTCCCAGATTGTCGGACTTGAAGGTCGTGCGGAGATTCTGCGTGAAGTGGCCAAGGGTCTACAGATGGACATCAACAAAGTGGTGCCTAAGAAACTGCAGCAACCGGCACCTCCGCAACCGCAACCGGGGGGTCAACAGCCTCCGGCGGCTAACCAGGAAACTCTGCAAAACGGCGCAGCGGTGACCGACAACTTCAGCCCTAACTCCATGCGCAGCGTGTAACCTGTTTACATGTAAACGCCAATATGTTAGGTTATGAACAATTTAGGAGATCGTATGAAACCCAAGTTCTTGAGTGAAGGTAAAGAGCCGAAACGCGAAGAGAAGAAGGAAGCCAAGATGGCCCCTAAAGCGCGCGGCGCGGTGGAGAAGAAGGAAGCCAAGAAAGGCTTCATGCCGTTCAAGAAGGGCGGCAAGGTCTGCTAAATGCGGGACCAGGCATTTTATGAATCGTGTGCTCGGATTAAGTTCGAGCACCCAGAATTTCTGAGCAAGTTGAAAGACAAGCTCGGGAAGTACCACGGCGACGTGGTGCTGCAGCGTGACGAGGTTACGGTGCGATGGGCGCAAGGGCGTGCTCAAGAACTGTCCGATCTGATCGGCGAAATTGAGAACGCCTCTGATTATCTGCGAAAAGCCTAGTTCAGTGGCATCTACGGAAAAGCACTAGCGGGCATCGAGGAGACACAATGTTTGACCCTAAAGCAGCAGGCGAAGAGGCCGACAAAATGATCAACGAACTGAATCAGCCCAGTGCTGAAGATCAGGCCGTGGACACAACGGAAGCCATCGTGCAAGACGGACCAACGTCTAACGACGACCAAGGCGCAGGTACTACCGACGCCACCCTCCAGCAAGACGACACCAGTCAGAAACTGGAAGCCCTTACCAAGCAGATGCAGCAGGCGGAACAGCGCTGGAAAGTACTGCAGGGTATGGTTGACAAGAAAGATTCCGAGATCGAGACGTTGCGATCCCTGCTCGCGCAGGTCAGCGCTCCGAAGGCCGACGTGGAAGCGTCTGCTGCTCAGCCCGTGAATCTGCTAACCGCTGACGATGCGAGTTCGTTCGGTGAAGACCTCATCGACATGACCAAACGCGCCAGCTTGTCCGTACTTCAGGCAGAGATGCCGCGCATCATGAAGTCGATTGAAGACAGGCTCTCCAAGTTGGAGGGTTCCGTTCAGGGAGTGCAGCAGGTCGCTGCGAAAACTTCCCAGGATCAGTTCTTCGATGGCCTCGTCAGCGCTGTAGCGGATTGGGAAGCAATCAATGTCGACGAAGGTTTCCTTGCATGGCTTAACGAGACGGATCAGTTCACCGGGGCGACCCGCATGGAGCTGTTGCAGCATGCCTTTGGCAAACAGGATGTGGCCCGCACTGCGGCGTTCTTCCTTGAGTTCAAGCGTCTGTACCGTAACGAGCCGGAACCGGAACAGCAGAGCAGCAAGATTGCGAAGCTGGTGGCACCGGGCAAAGCCAAGAATTCTGCAGCACGCGTTGAGTCGGCAGGTAAGCGAGTGTGGACCCGAGCCGAGATCGCCAAGCTCTACAGCGACAAGCGGGAAAATCGTATCACCCAGAAAGCGTTTGATGAGTTTGAGCGCGACATCTTTGCGGCACAGAACGACGGCAGGATTGCTGCGTGATGTGCTTACACGTAATCACATTGTTTAGGAGCTAAACATGGCTTATCCCAATGCAGCTGGCAGCCCCAGCTATAGCGGTACCTTCATCCCGGAGATTTGGTCTTCCAAATTGATCGAGAAGTTCTACGACGCCACCGTGCTCGCAGCGATCTCCAACACCAACTACGAGGGCGAGATCAAAGGCCAAGGCGACAAGGTCAAGATTCGCACCATCCCCAGCCTGGAAATCAACGACTACAAGTCGGGTCAGACCCTGGTCAACCAACGCCCGGAAAGCAGCAATGTCGAGTTGCTGATCGACCAAGGCAAATACTGGTCTGCCATCGTTGACGATGTGCAGGTTGTCCAGTCCGACATCGGCCTGATGAACATGTGGGCTTCCGA